GACAGTTCATTCATCGTCCACTCGGTCAACCGATGCAATGTCACAGACAGGCACCTCATGTTCACCAGCAACCAAATAGAATGGCATGATCATCCCATGATACTCAGGGTGAGCAACATACTCAGTAGTATATTCACGCTCACCGCAATACATTAGTTCGCTTGGGGGAATATCGTGATCGCGTAGCATTGCTTGTAGTTGCAGATGCGTCAGTTCATATTGTGTGGGGACTTTCATGCTCTTTCACAAGTGTCTCACCACAGTAGCACGGGTGTCAACCCTGTGTCAACCCTCTGGTCTTGGAGTAACTTTATTTGTGTAGGGGATTCCTCCCTTTGGAGTAACTACATAACACTCAACAAAATAATCTTGATCATCTAAATCTAAATTCCTTGGAAACCAATCGGTAGCAGTTTCTATCGCCACAGTTTGAGAAGGAAACTCATAAAATCTATACTGTTCAGCAAATATCTCGCCTAACTCATCTTCTGGAAGAATATCAGCATAAAATTCTTTCACTTGCTGTTTCTTCTCATCTGAAAGATGTGAGAATCTTTCAGTATTTACAACTAAAATATATTTTTCTGTGTTTTTTGAATAGAACGAGACTACTTCATATAGTCTCTGTGATTCCATGAATACTAACATTATAATTCTCCTGTTTCAATTTTATTTAATAGATCATCAATAAAGTCTCTATTCACCTTATCATTTTCAATTCTAATTCTTGCAGATTGAACATCAGGGTTAGCAGTAAACTTAGTGATGAAATTGCTAACCAAGACACGATTTTCAGAACTATTATCAGATGTAATTGTTCTAGAAGCAATATAAAAGCTCATTCTCTGTGCAAATGTAGCAAGAGTGTTTGAGGACATCTTCCAAAAATGATATGAACTGGTCAAAAAAGGATCATTGATTCCTTGATCACCAAGTTTTTCAACAACTTCTGGTTCGATGTACAATTCTTTCCTTTTTAAATATTCATCGGGTGTGATTGGAAAAACAATGTCATACGGAGAATCCACAGATTGTAAACCTGGAATATCTCTAATATATTGCCTATATTGTCTCCAAAGATTCTTCTTTTCTTCATCAATTTGATAATCAGAACAGAAAATAAAATCAGAGTCTTGTAATAGAAACTTTCTAACTACGTTTATATGCTTCCAAGTAAGAGTATTTGTTCTGGAATATTCTTGTGCGATTGCATCTTGATAGGTTTTCTCTACTGTTCCTTTATATTCTAGAAACTTATCGATCATATCATTTTTAAACTGCACCACAGCATTTGGATCTGCTGCTGATGGATCAAAATCATAAGAAACCCAAGAGGATGTTCCAGTTTTGAAATCTCTCTTATACTTACTTCTTTGAATTAAAAAACTACCATCATGTTTATATGCAAACAGTTCTAATTTGTCCTTGGCGCTATCCCAAAATGGATAGAGAACAGGAGCAATAGAAGTGTCCCAATAATCATCAGTGATTTGCTTTTGTACGCTTTTGTACTGAATCACACGTTCAGAAGCATTGACGTACAATTCAACATTCTTTGATACTCTGTTTGCCATGACTATCTATCTTTTACAAAGACTATTTATTTTAGAAAGCTTTGATAAGATACTTTGCTCTATGATATCTAGTTATCAAAGGAATTGGGTCAACAACTGATGCTGTTCCTGTCACAGAAATTGGAGTAGATGTAGATAGTTGGAATGTTCCGTCAGTAAAAGTAATATTACTACTTGATGCAGTAACTGTTCTACGTACATAATCAATACCAACATTTGGTCCACAATCACCATCATCATCATTTCCAGGTATAGATGCATTCAATGATGGTGTAAACACCAATTGTGTTACTTCTCCATATACTGCAGCAAATTGCGCTAATCCCCACTTGTCTAGATTTTTTTCATTTGTAGCATCATTATCATTACTCCCCGCTGCTCTAGTTTGCCTAATAACTAGGTAAACATTATTTTTTCTTGCTGGACTATCTTCATCTAATTCAACTTTGTAATTCACCCACCCAGATGCCGAAACAGAAGCAGCAGCAATATTTTGAATAAGATTTTCTGATGTAGAATCTACAGATGTTTTATAATACAACTCTAAAGGTTCTTCTGGGGCATCACCACCATTAGATCCATTGCCTTTGATAACAGTAAAATATAGTTCCTCTGCTGCAGATAAATTCAAAGGTCCAAGTTGCAAGAAACGATTACCAGATCCAGCAAACTCAATAAACCTATTGGATACTGGTGATAATGCTGTTGCATTTGCAAATGTTCCTGTAGAAGATTGTTTTACATTTACATCATCACTAGAAGAATGCCAAATAGCACCACCAGTGGTAGAACCAGTACCTGTCGCAGTATTTGTAGGGAATCCTTCAGTTTCCCATACTCTACCAGCAGGTGTTGAGATGCCAACTACTTCTGCTTCTCCAGGATCAATAGAAAATACTCTAACTTGAACGTAACCAGCATTACCAGCATTACCACCACCAGAACCAGCATTTCCAGGATTTCCCATAGTTGCTGTTACAGCAGTTGCAAATGATCCAATATCATCTTTAGTTCCACTAATTGTTATTACTACTGCGCCACCTGCACCTCCACCGCCACCAGAGTTGTTGATTTGAGTTCCACTGTAGTTCGTGGTAAATTTAACATATCCACCAGAAGACGAACCATTAGACTCAGTAACAGCACTCATATAAGTTGAATTATATGCAGAACCTCCTCTTCGTCCGCCACCTCCACCACCAGTAGTTCCACTGGGGTGTGGTTCACCAGAAGCACCACCGTCCGCAGATCCAGCACCGCCGCCAACAGATTCATCATTCCATCCACCGCCGCCGCCTCCGCCGCCGCCAGCAGTACATCCACCAGTACCACCACCGTTTCCAGTATAGGGAGCAACGTTATTACTGCTTATAATATCTCCAGCTGCAGCTTTACCATTGTTACCAGGAGAACAACCATCACTATTATTGCCATTACCACCCGTTCCGCCGCCTCCGCCGCCGCCACCTGCTCCAAGAATCCAACCAACAGAATTTTTTACACCAGTAGCACCGCCGCCTGCACCACCAGTTCCTGCATTATACCATGCGCCACGGCCACCATTTCCGCCATTTGCTGGTCCAGTTCCAACAGAAGTGTTTGTCGCTTCAACAGCATTAGTAGAACCATTGTTGAAACCATTTCCACCTTTACTTCCAATTTCAAAACTGAAAGATGTGCCATTAGCAGTACCAACTACACGTCTTCCTGCAGATCCAGTACCGCCAGACACAGAACAGTTATTATTTGAATTAGCGTTACCATTGCCGCCGCCTCCACCAGATATATCAATCTTTACACTAGTAATACTAGCTTTTGTTCCACTAATTGTAGGAACATCAGGGTCTGTTGCTGCGTTATAGCTTCCATCTGCAGTAAAGCTTTTGTCAACACTTCCTGTTACTGTTGTTGTATTATATCCGCCTGCGCCACCATTTCCAGAAGTTGCTTCTGGACCACCATTTTGAGTTCCTCCAGCAGGTGTACTTTTATCATCAGATCCACCAGTATTTCCAGATGGTCCATCTGCTTGATAAGAAATATCAACTCTATCATCAGTCAATAATGCGGCAGGAATTGTATATGATCCACCATCTCCTCCTGTACCACCACTGTTTCCAGAAGTTCCACCTTTACCACCAGTAGCACTAACTGTATAACTAACTCCATCTATACTGAAGGTAACACTGGCGTTACCACCAGCGCCGCCATTACCAGTTGTTCCAGCACCGCCGCCACCTGGAGCATATAATTTAATTTCATATTTCATAGCATTTACTCCAGCATCATCAGCACCGATGCTTAGAGATCCAGATGATGTTAGTTCTTCATCAACTTCTAAAGAAAATACGTCTGCTTCGAAAGCAATTGTTTCTTTTCCACCAATGACAGTATTATTGTCAACTGCCCAGACATCTGGATTTGGAATTTGAGTTACTGTGTCAAAAACACCACTTGCTTGTTTTACAACTGCGCCATTTTGAGTTGTCGCAGCAATTGCTGGATCTGGTTGAAGTTTGAATGTTGTTGCAGTAAATCCTGTACTGATGATTTGATAACTTCCATTCAGTGAGCTAGCGTTTGTAATTGTTACCCAATCACCAACATCTAAATCATGATCTCCATTTACAACAACTGTAATGTAAGTTCCATCAGAACTGACACCAGTAGTATCTAAGGCAAGAGATTCGGTAATCCCATACAAATAACATCCAGGATTTGAAGTATCTTCGGACTTTTCTCCAACTCCCTCAACATTACCATATGTTGCCATGGAGTTGTTTATTGGTTTATCTCCCAAAAGTCCATGAGCATGTCCCAAAACAAGTCCATCAGAATTTTCTCCACCAGGAGTAAAATCAATAATGCTACCTTTGGTGTTTTGATACTTCACTGCAAAAGTATCTACACCACCAACTGTGGTTTCTGATCCTTCATAAACTATCGAATTCAACAATTGATGTTGGTGTTCAGCTGGTTTTGAAAATGCATAATCGCCTACTGGTCCAACAACATATTTTTTTGAACCAGTAAGATATGGTTGTATTTGTGTTTGAACATCACTATATCCAGTAGTAAGAACATCACTAATTGCAAAAAATTCATCAGGATCTTCAATAACATCCGTACTGATGTACCACTGCCCACCAACATCTCCTACTTGAATAGTTGCCGCATTTCCAACAAGAGCAGTTCCTGCTCCATTTACTCCCTCACCATATCCAATAAGCTTTCTGTCTCTATAGTCAGGAACTCTAAATTTACCTAAAAAATAAGGATAGTCAGAGAAAGTAAAATTTTTCTTGATTCTTATCTCAGGATGAGTTGCCAAAGAAGCAAATGTAACATTAAAAGCAGTATTTGTTATCGAAGAACTAGTTCCTTGAATAGTAAGATTATTTTCATATGTTGGATCTCCATATACAGGTGTTACTAGTGGATTATTTCCAGCAATAAACTCCTTAGATACAATCAAAGTTTGTCCATTTGACAAATTAGCAATTACATTCAAAACATAAATGTTGGTAGTTCCATCTTCTGGTTGTGGACCAGCGTATCCACTACTTCTAATCCATGGTCTAGTTCCATCATCTTCTGCGCTCACATCATCATAGACAGTTGGATTTTCAAAACTAGATCCAGTTGGTGGTTCTGCATTTGCCGCTAAAAATGTTACATTTGAAGGAATATCTTTCAAATGCCAATGAACTAGATCTTCAACAACAGTTCTATTTTCAAGATAAATTTCATAACTGTCTACTGTAACATCTGTTGGTAGACCACTTGGCGTACCCCAAGAAATTTGAGGACTATCATTCAAAGCATCATCATATTCATCATAACCAGTCTCAGATGGAGTAATTCCTAATGCAGGATTTGACTCATCTTGTGCAGGATCATAAATTGGCACAGTACCATAATATTGTTCTGGAAGAACATAATTTCCCTCAAAATTGACAATCAAAGCAGGAACAGATACCGACCATATGACATCATATGATGCTCCAGCACCATCTACTAAAAATCTAAACACATGAGTGTCGGAAAGTGTTGCTAGACTTTGAAACCCCTCACTATATTCAAGTTGATAATCTTCATCAGCTTCAAATATTCCACCAGATGGAAAAGATTCTAAAGAATCAACAAATCTCAAATTAGCTTTATTTGGAACAGATCTAACTTTGGTTACACTGCCATCAGTTCCGATGTTTTCATTGTCATAAATTTCAGCATATAAATTTCCACCATTAATAAAAGTTCTATAAATTGTGCCTGGGTCACCAGCACTATCAAATACTTTAGAATTATTAGAAAATGATTCACTTGTTAAATTATAATCATTTTTTATAAGTTGATATAGCAATGGATATTCTCTAATTTCATACTGATCTCCATCACAGTATAAAAATCCATTGTGTGCATATTCTGCACTTTCAGTAGTTATACTATTACTACTATCTGTGTAATTATTTACCAATACAGGTACAATGGCTCCTATGGTAGAATAGAAACCAGTTTTATCCGAATAAAAATTCTCAAATGTAGATCTATAACTAGCCATTTATACCTTTATTAAATATTCGGTTACAATGTATGGTTGAATGTATTTATCTGCCTTTGGTTCGGTATTAGTGTCTATGGTAATAGTAGATGTTATTCCCAGTGACGCAGTTGCTTCTCCCGCTCTTGTCTTCATCACAAAGGTATGTTCTTCATCAGAACTAAACCCTACAGTGTGCTTGTGAATTCCTTCATCTCCTTTGAAACCAGTAAGAGTTATAATATTGCTAACCGCAGCATATCCAGTTTGATAGTCATCATCAAATGAGGTTACAGAGAGATTCTTATCTTCGTAATTGGTAAGTTGCGAAGAGTTTTGATTATTCGATAAAGAACCGCCATTCAAAGCACCAGGGCATTCTCCAAGAATTTCAAGAGTACATACACATTCTTGAGTGAATGTAGGATCATATGAAATACTGCCAAAAGTAGTGGAAGATGTTGATTCTCCTGTTAGTGTATTACATTCTCCGTCAATAGATTTGACAACATTCCACGTTTGATTGTTTACATTAGGACAATTAGTTTCAGACGGCCACAAACAATATCCAGCAGTTGTGAAACCACCACAAGAACCCCAACACAATCCATATTGCTCATAGTATGATGTTGAGTTTTCTGTTTTTCCTGGGTTATCTACAGCAGCTGCTGTAGTTATTTGCCAGTAACAAAGTTCTTGTCTAGTATTTGCCCACCATGAGCAAACATCAAGTGATGTTTTTTCTTTAGAGTAGTTTTTTTGATTATTAGAAAAATAATTTCCATTGACATCAGCTACCCTAGTTCTAACAACACTTGATCTATGCATGTGTGGTTGAAAATTGTCTTGAGCAACTTCAGTTTCAAAAGTATATGGACCACTATCAACAGTAAAAGCTGGTTCTCCTTTCAATTGTTGTTCCTGAGGAGGAATATAAAATGATCCATTATAAGTTAGATTGTATGGACTATCAATATTTTGTTGCACCGTAAGTCCAACACCAGATTTATAAACAGTATTATCATTTATATCAGTTACTTCCAAATCATTGTAGAAACCAATGTTTGATGATGTTGTAGCACGAACATGCTTACTTCTCAAATCAGGTAATTGAAACTGAGTTGAATTCAGAGCTTGTCCTTCTTTCTTAAATTTACACTCATCTCCAACACCAAGAACTTCTGCCAATAAAGGATAATCTGTTGCGGAAAGGACACTTCCATCACATCTAAGATATCCTGCAGGATACTGAAATTTTGCAGCAGCAGATGCTGGGTCATCGGAAGCTATTTGAACAGGAACTGAAATAATAGTTCCAGTCAAACCCCCATGTTTTGCTTTCTCTCTGTTATAGAATACTGCCATATCTAGAAAGCCCTCATAATATATATCATAGATAGCGAAGGCGTATTTGGATTTATCTGAACACTAAGAGCAGTTTCAATTGAAACTGGAGAAGTTGTTCCTGTGGATACATTGTTTACAAGCATTGTAGTAGAAATTCCAAGTCCACCCTTTTGCATTGTAACTTCCATAGAATCATGTGTATGAGACTTCAATCCACTACTTGCCCATTCTTCATTTGGATGGTTTAGAGTAGTTGCGAACGTGTTTGTAACACTGGTATTAATTGGTTGTTTTTCTGATGCTGGATCATAAATTGGGTCAGTAATATTGGAACTAGGACCACCTTGGTTTGATGGAATATCTGCAGTTTTATAGTAATTTCGTTTTCCTGCATAATAACCAGCAGGAGGAAAAGCACCCGTATGGGCATCTTTTTGAATGTTTGAAATCGCAGATCCATCGTCAGTATAACCAACTTCAATTTTGTTTGCAGCTGCAATATTTCTAGATTGAATTTGTGGCGTTAGATTCAAAGAACTGTCAAATGACTTATCTTCATCCATGATAACAAGAGAGGCGCCATTATCATTTGGATCATACCAAGTAATATCAGTTTTTCCTGGTTTAAAAGTATGCGCTGAACTACCACTACCCTTATTGCCAATAGCAGTAACAGAAGTAATGGTACTGCCAGTTGCTCCATCTGCTTTTCCTGGTTGAAACTCCATCACATTCTGACCAGTAGCAAAAACACTGATGAATTGATCAAATTCATTATCACTTGCTGGTTGGTGGTTATGAGATGGTGTATGATCAATACCAAGTTTTCTAGGAAGAACGTAAATAGTATCAAAATAAATTGGATCCGACATTGTAATTCCAGTGATCTTTCCAGCAAGAGTGTCACTTGGTTCGATGTCAAAAGTAATATCAACATCAGACTCAACTAAAGTCAATGCCTGTTTTCCTTCTTCTGATCCATTTTTGCTCAAATATTGTCCAATAACCTGCAAATCAGAAGTTGCAATTCTAGAAGATTCCAGATCAACTAGAGCAACTTGATTCAAATTAGGCAAATCAAAAGTGTCCACATGTTTTGCAGGATCATGATTTATATTTCCCGCTGGTGGATTGTATGGATAATCATTTACGATTCCGTAGTTTGTTCCAATGACCAAATCAGTTGATTCTGGTATTGGTCCATACGTATTTTTGATGATCCTGGCAAGGATTGGATAATCAGCAGCATACAGATTTTTAGAATTCTGATTGCAAATAATCCAACCCTTAGGAACATTTTCAAGTTCATCGCCTGTTTTAGACCCACCACTCCAAATCATAATTGTTCCAACTGGAACATTTTTACTTGTTTTGATTCTGTTGTAGTTTGCCATTTATCAGACCTCCTTGAGCCACCAACCCTGTCCAGATCCAACGACTGCTCCAGTAGAATCGTTACTACCAAGATAAATCAAAGTGAACGAAGCATTTGCTGTCTGTACAACCAATTCACCTGAACCGTAAGGAGAAGCTAATCCACCTAAAGTAGTTCCACTAGTGTCACCTTGGACGGAAACTGCTGTTCCCTGTGCTCTAACAACAAGAGATGTATTGTAAGTTAGATTTCCACCGACTTCGATAATGGTAACAGTATCTCCAGTAATTGGAGCCTCTGGTAGGTAAACAACAAAGGTATCACCAGCAGAAATATTTACAAAGTAATTAATATTGGGTTTTAGGTATTTATTTTCTTCATCAGTACCAGATGCAATATATCTAGAGTGTCTACCACCACTTCTAGTATAGAAATTGGAATATCCAAACGAATCAATAGAAGAGTTATGATTTACATTGAATTTAGCAGCTCCATTGACACCCAGGTTTCCAACCGACAATATAGGAGTCGTTCCTGGGTTTACAATAGACTCACCAGTAATAGTAATCTTCTGAGAAACAGTAAGAGCTCCGTTATTATCCAAAGATAATGTTGGTGTGCATGTGGTAGAGTTGATATTCTCTGGACATACAGTACCATACATAACGATGGTTCCTCTGCCAGTCACCGCCGCATCAAATTTCAGTTCACCTTGGTGATCTGCGTGACCGCCATCATTCTTGAATCTTAGAAGTTCTGTTTTTCTAGTAGAATCATAAATGAGAAGTTCACCACCAATCATCTCCAGATCGTTATTCAAACGGAGATTACCGATTCTTTGTGAGAATTTATCAATTTGACCAATATCAAACTGCTCATTCATTGAGACTTCATGGTATTTTCCATACAGATTACTATTCAAATAGTACATCTCATCGATAGTACCACTAGGATCAGTATCATAGAATCTCAAGAACTGATAGTAGTCTTGAATTGTTTGGGCAATGTAACCCTTTTCAAGAATTAGTGATACAAAAGGTACTCCACTTCTGGTTCTCTCTTGAATATCATAAATTCCAGAGGTTTCTGGATGCTTGAGAATTCTCAGAACTTGAGTTGAATCTGCTGGATAGTCTGTAAGAGCATTTGCAGTTGTTCCTTCTTGACCTGGGAGACATCTAATAATATTATTTGGAGCGTCAATAGAAACAATCTTCATGATTTCCCACTGAGCACCATCCAATCCTTTAGATGCGATATCTGATGCATCACCAACGATTACTAAATCATCAACAGCAAATGCGCCATCATCTTCGCCAAGGGAAGAAACTGTCAAGTATACAGATCCAGGAACAACTCCAGTGGATGCCGCAGCACTCAATGTAGTGTTAGGACCAGTAGATTGAATGGTCTTAGGATCCTGCATGTAGGAATAGACTCTAATTCTATCCTTGATAGAACTATATCTTGATACCGTATCCTCAGGATCTTCCGTGGAAGGAAGAACTCTAGAGACATCCATCCTTCTATACTGATTACCAATTTCAAGTTCAGCAGTACAAGTATCAAAATGCAAAGTATTTTGATCTTTGCCATTGTCAATGACAAAAGTCTCATTTTGCATGAGAGCAAAATTAAGAGTTTCTGCTGCAGAAACATCAACAGGAACTGTTAGTTTTAGAGCATTGTCATTTTCAGATCCAGTGTCATCAATTTCCGCAACTTTAGAATATGGGAAATATATTAGACTATTCTGAGGATTTGTTGTGGTTATCTTTACAGTATCTCCAATTGATACTTTTGCGATATCATCATCAGAAATGCCTTGAATATAATATGCATTTCCAGATAGATTGTTAGTACCATCTCCTGGTTCTACTTCACCACTTATTGTTTCAAACTTGACTGTTCCACAATCACCATTTATATTGAAGGAAGAATTCAGAGTAAGTGATCCGCCGATATAAGTATCTCCAGTAGTAGAATCTACAGTAAATACATCACCACTAGGATCTTCACAATTATCACCATCATTAATTCTAAATGTGATGTTTGATTGATCGATTGGAGTGTTTACTTTGATATATTCTGGGGTTCCAGTGTTATCATTTCTACTTAGAATGATGTAGTCTGTGGTATTGAGTTTTCCACCAAATTCAGCAAGATAGAAATTATCAATTGTTCCTGATCCATCAGCAGGAAGTTCCAACCAAGTGGCATCAAACTGAACATTGACCTTGTAGATTGGTGTTGTGTCAGGATGATTCTCAAGAACTCCACCAAAGTTTCCAAATGGTTGACGCTTAACTCTTACATAATATGGAGCAACATTTGCTCTCATAACCTCAACAATTTGTACAATCTCTGGGTGACCAGTGGATCCAACAATTGGACTATCAATAATTAGATAATCATTTGTTGATAGATAATTCTCACCAGTTGATTTATTTGGAGAATATTTCAGTGGCAAGTAATATTCATCATTCGCAGTGATTGCTGGCAATTCTAGAGGTTCAGCGGTTCCAGCAATATCGAGAATTGCTTGTTGATCGCCAGATCCACCCCAAGGTCCACCCGCTGCAGTATCAACTTGGTTATATCCGTCATCAGTAGAAGCAAGAACCAAAACATTAAGAATATCAACGTTTTTAGTAAATGTTCCGTCTGATTCTACACCATCTTGATGTGCAGAAATAGTCGAACCCATTTGTGCTCTATTACCAGTGAAACTGAAGGATGAAAGACCACCACAAAGTAAAATGTTTGCATTGAACTGAGCAGAAGCAATAACATTCAGTTTGTTATTGATAGTAGTTGTTCCACCCTGACCAGCAATATTGATCTCTGAAGCATTGAGACCGAAATTGATAGTAGAAGGACCACCAGAGTTGGAGAAGAAGTTGATAAAAGATGCTTGAGATTTGAGGCTAGCAGTACCACCAGTGCGACGGAATCCTAACCACTGATCACCATCAACACGAAGATTTTGTGATCCAATTCTTACATAAGAGAGATCTTCGTTAGTATTACCAAAAGCACCACCAATTACTATCTTACTAATACCAGCACCAGGAGTTGCTACGGAACCATCAGCAGCAACAGTAGCACTATCAGCAGTAT